CAGATAAAGTTTATAACAAAGCTATAGACGATATGATCAAAGATAAAGATAGATAATATGCCAAATTTTCCAAAAAACACAGATTATAAAATGAAAGGTTCTACCTTTTATGGTTATGGAAATTCATCTCCAGCTAAAGTTAGTGACACTGCGGTTGTTGAAGCTCAAGCCGCTCTTAACAAAACTGAATTAGATTTTAGAGAGCCAGGTTGGGCTAAGGCTGCTAGAGGTATACATGAAGGCGCTAAAGGTGTTGTTAACAAGTTTATGGATAAAGACAAGAAAGAGGATGGTCAAGAACCAGAAGGTCAAACAAAATCTGTAGAAAGCATTGCTGAGAAAAATATAGATTTAGAAGGAGATTTAGATTAGTATGTTTAAATTACCAAATCAAAAACATAAAAAAATTGCTAAAGGACGTTTTCACACTGGTGAAGAAGCTTGTCCTGGTACACCTTTATATAGAAAAAAATTAGATAAGGGAATACAGGGAGAAGCAAATGATGATGGAACTATATTTATAAGTCAAGATGTAGAAAAAGGAAGCGAAGAAGAAAGACAAATATTAACTCACGAGGTTAAACATTTAACCGATATGAAAACTGGTAAGTTAAAATACGATGACAATTGGATTAAATATAATGGCGTAGAATATCCAAGAGCACAAGGCATGATATTGTATGAAGGAGAATGGACACCAGAAGGTAGTAAAGATTTTCCTTGGGAACAACATTAAATAAATAAACTATGGGATATAAAATGAAAGGGTGGAGCGGATATCAAAACTCACCAGCAAAACAAAAATTTGTAGTAGTTGACGCAAGATCTGAAGAGGAAAAAAAGAAAGAGCAAGAACAAATAAAAAAACAAGAAGAGAAAAAGAAAAAAGATCAACTAAAGATTCAACAACAAATAGAAGGTACTTACGTAGAAACTGAAGAAGATATAAAAAGACGAAAAGAAGATGCTAGACGCAACGCACCTAGAAAAATATCTCCAGCAAAACAAAAAAAAGGTAAGAATAAAAAAACAACAAAAAACGATACTGTTATAATTGATGGGAAGACGTATCCAAAGGGTTATACTAAAAAAGACGTAAAGAGATTAAAGGAACAACGCGAAGATATTGTTAGATATGAAGAACTAGATGAAGCGGGTAAAAAGCTTTGGCATAAAGTAAGAGGCACTAAGTATACTCCTTCTAAAAAGAAAAAATAATTATGTTAGGAAAAATATTCTCTGGAGGAGCTGCAGAACTGGTTAAAGGTATAGGTGGTGTTGTAGATAATCTACACACGTCAGCTGAAGAAAAATTAGAAGCAGAAAGAAAAATAAAAGACCTAGTTATGGGTTATGAAGCAGAAATGCAAAAACAAATAACAGAAAGATGGAAGATGGATATGAATTCAGATTCATGGCTATCTAAAAATATACGTCCATTAGTATTAGTGTTTTTAGTTATATCTACAGTATTAATAATATTTATCGATGCTGGAGTTATAAGTTTTAACGTTGAAGATAAATGGACAGATTTATTACAATTAGTATTAATAACCGTGATCGGTGCTTATTTTGGCGGTAGATCACTAGAAAAAGTAAAAAAATAAAACTATGGGATATTTTAATATAAAATTAAAACCAGATTTAGTAGAGGGAGATATATCTAAATTAATAGCAAACGACAAAACTGACACTCCGTTTACAGCTGATGATATTCTTTTTGATTGGCAAGAAGTTGATGTTCCTAATGGAACTATATCTTTAGATAGTGTTACAGCTTATATGATTGGAGAAGACGGTGGTGTTCAAGCAGATAAAGATTTTAGTTTGGTATTTGCTAAGTCTGTTAACGGTGTAGCGCCAACAACTCTTGGTTCGGTGAACGCGGCTCAAACAGCTTGTTTTGAATTACCACTTCATTATATTGGGGCTATGAAATTAGAAGCAACATCTACTGTTATAAACGGACTTTCATTTGGAACTGCTTTTTCATGGGGCGCTCAAGGGGCAAATGGTATAGATAGATCCATAATAATGACTCCTGAAACAATAAGTGGTAGGAATGTTGGTTATGATAAACTATATGTAGCTGGTTTTGCTGGTGGAGCTTTTGATTTTTCAACAGGAGTATTATCTACAGAAGTAATAGACGCTTCGGAAGCTACAAAAGCAACTATCGCTGTAGATACAGTAGATGCTAGAAAAGCATTTCAAAAAGGTGATATTGCATATGTTCATGATGTAGACACGGTAATACCTGGTACAGTACTAAGTGTTACAGAAAACTTAATTACATTTGACACAACAAATAGCACTATTGATGTAGATAATAATGATGAAATTATTAACGCAACACCAATAACTATATACTTAGGATTTTCACAATAATAAATAAATTAACTTAAATTAAATTAAAATGGCAAAAACAAAAACAAAAAAAGAAGAAGTAATTGATTTTACTAAACCAGAAAAAATAAACGAAGAAGAATTAACTCGTTTACAAAACACGATAAGAACTATGGATAGATTAACTGCTGACATAGGTAGAATTGAAATGCAGAAACATAGTGTGATGAGTAACGTTGATCAAGTTCAATTACAAATACAAGGGTTGAGAGAAGAGTTTATGAAAACTTATGGTACTGACAATGTAAATATACAAACTGGTGAACTAGCTTATCCTAATAGTGAAGAAAATGGCGAGGTTAATAAGGAAGATTAGTATAGGTAAGGATTACAAAAATGACGCTATGCACTATGCCGTAGGGCAAGAAGTGTATGGTGGTCATACTATTTGTGATATTATAGAGGAAGATGATAAGTACTCTGTTTATATCAAAAAGAATAAAGATGTATTACCTTGGAAAGATTTCAACAAAAACATGGCGGTATCTGTAGAATATAATCTTGAATACTAATGAAAAGCGTTTACAACTTTGTTGTAAAGCCAAAAGGAGAAAGATATAACAATACTAAAAAGTTAGATGGTGGAGAGTTGATTCTTAACACTGATATATTTCAACATCAATATGTTAACAGAGAAGCTATTGTTATATCAACACCTATAATTGGTGATACAGATATAAAGCCAGGAGATACAGTTATAGTACACCACAATGTTTTTAGAAGATGGAATGACGTTAAGGGTGTAGAGAGAAATAGTAAAGCATATTTCAATGAAGATACTTACTTTATAAACCACGAGCAAATCTTTTTATACAAAAGAAATAATAAGTGGACAGCTCCAAAAGGTTATTGCTTTGTAATACCTTTAAAAGCTACAGATCAATTTAATATTGAATCTGAAAAACCTTTACAAGGTATTGTTAAATATTCAGACGGTACAGTTAAGGTTGGAGATCTAGTTGGTTTTAGACCAAGTAGTGAATATGAGTTTATCGTCGATGGCGAAAGACTGTACAGAGTTTTATCTAATTTTATTACAATCAAATATGAATATCAAGGAAACGAAGAAGAATATAATCCAAGCTGGGCAGAGAGCAGTAGATGAGTTGATTAAAGTCGCTAAAGAACCTATTGTAGATTCAGATGATGATATATCAGCAGATAGACTAAAGAACGCGGCAGCTACTAAAAAACTAGCTATATTTGACGCATTTGAAATACTTAACAGAATCCAAGAAGAAGAACAATTACTTGAGGGCAAAACACCTAAAGAGACAGAGAAAAAAGCTTTTAAAGGATTCGCAGAAGGTAGATCTAGGTAATGTACGAGCAAAGTTTAGTTAAAACAATAGAACCTGTTAAGAAAACTACAATTAGTCGTCTTAACAAGGGTAAAAAATGGAAATATGGATATGATAAAGAACATGATATTGTCGTTATATCAAAAACTGGTCAAATTGGTGAAATACTTGAAATACAAAATTTGCGCATCGCGTTGCCAAAACGACCAGTGCAAGTGCATGCACATGAGTTAAATAAATGGGTAAAGCAAGATCAACCAAAAGAATTAGAACGTCTTAAAAATATATTTGATTGGAGAAGTTATCCCGAAGAAAACAAAGAACAGTGGTTTGATTATATAGACGAAGAGTTTAAAAGAAGAGATGAAGGCTTTTGGTTTATGAATAAAAACAAACCAACATATATAGTAGGAACTCACTACATGTACTTACAGTGGAGTAAAATTGATGTAGGTGCTCCAGATTTTAGAGAAGCAAATAGATTGTTCTTCATATTTTGGGAAGCTTGTAAAGCTGATAAAAGATGTTACGGCATGTGCTATCTTAAAAATAGACGTTCTGGATTTTCTTTTATGTCATCTGCTGAAACAGTTAATTTAGCTACATTAGCTACCGACGCTAGATATGGTATATTATCTAAAACAGGTAGTGATGCAAAAAAAATGTTTACTGACAAAGTAGTACCAATTAGTATTAACTATCCGTTTTTCTTTAAACCAATACAAGACGGTATGGATCGTCCTAAAACAGAGTTAGCATATAGAGTGCCAGCTAGCAAGTTTACAAGGAAAAAAATTACAGCAAACGAAAAGCTAGAAGATATACAAGGACTAGATACAACTATTGATTGGAAAAATACTGGAGATAATAGTTATGATGGTGAAAAACTAAACCTGCTAGTACATGATGAAAGTGGTAAATGGGAAAGACCCGATAATATATTAAACAACTGGAGAGTTACAAAAACGTGTTTACGATTAGGTAGTAGGATAGTTGGTAAATGCATGATGGGCTCAACTTCAAACGCATTAGATAAAGGTGGGGACAACTTTAAAAAATTATATAACGCTTCAGACGTTACAAAACGAAATCGTAATGGACAAACAAAATCTGGTTTATATTCTTTGTTTATCCCAATGGAATGGAACTACGAAGGATTTATTGACGAACACGGATATCCAGTCTTTGATAATCCAAGTGATGATGTTGTCGGACCAGACGGTGAATTAATAGATATAGGAATTATAGAACATTGGCAAAACGAAGCCGATGGTTTAAAAAATGATCACGACGCATTAAATGAGTTTTACAGACAGTTTCCTAAAACTACAGAACATGCGTTTAGAGACGAGGCTAAAAATAGTATATTTAATTTAGTAAAAATATACGAGCAGATAGATTATAATGAGGAAATGGGTAGAACGCTAGGAGTTACAAATGGTAATTTCCAATGGGCCGGAGGAATTAAAGATACTCAAGTTATATTTTATCCTGATCAAAAAGGTAGATTTAAAGTTAGTTGGGTTCCACCTCAACATTTGCAAAATAAAATAATACTAAAAAACGGTATAAAGTATCCTGGCAACGAACATATGGGAGCATTTG